TTAGTTAAAAAATAAAATAGCTATGGGATATATTAGATGGGGTGGAAAAAAGTGGTATCCTCAAAAACCACAACCAAGAAAACCAGATATTAACGAATTGATGAAACCTTTGAGTGAAAAGGTGAATAAAGGTAATGTGTGGGGTTCAGTTATTATGAATGTGGAAAAAGGGACAACACCTCCAACACCACCATCAGTTCCAGAGTTTCAATTTAGCGTTGATACAACAATAGCGGGAACTAGTGGTGTTGGTAAGTTTCAATTACCATTAGTATCCTCATTACCATTAAATGCTGTTGTTGATTGGGGTGATGGTAATACAGATACGATTACCACATATAATCAAGCCGAAACATTACACACTTATTCATCTGCTGGTGAATATACAATAACCATTACTGGTGATATAAGTGGTTGGCAATTTAATAATGCTGGTGATAGATTAAAAATGAAAGATATTAAAAAATGGGAAGCATTAAATATTAGTGTTAGTGCTGGATTTAGAGGTTGTAGTAATATGACTTGTTCTGCTACAGATGCTCCAACAATATCAACTACATCATTAGAAAGATATTTCCAAAGTTGTTCTTTATTTAACGGGGCAATTGGTAATTGGGATGTTTCCAATGTATCCAACTTTACAAGTATGTTTAACTCAGCATTAGTGTTTAATCAAAATATAGGAACTTGGAATACATCAAATGCCACAACTTTTAGTGAGATGTTTAGTTCGGCTACTAACTTTAATAATGGTGGTAGTGATAGTATTAAAAATTGGAATACTTCAAGTGTTTTAAGTATGTTCCGTATGTTTAGAACAAACAACGCATTTAATCAACCTATAGGTTCTTGGGATGTTTCAAGCGTAACGAATATGTTAGGTATGTTCTACCAAGTAATACCATTTAATCAAGACATAAGTGATTGGAATATATCAAATGTGTCAAACTTTACTGGTTTTATGGGTAATAAAGGTGCTGCAAATTATAGTGCTACTTACTTGGATAATATTTATAACAAATGGAGTTTATTATCAGTAGTTAGTGGATTAACTATTGATTTTGGAACTATCAAATATACAGCTGCGGGACAAAGTGGAAAAGATGTTTTAACTAATGCTCCCAATAACTGGGTAATAATTGATGGTGGAACATAATATGTTAGAACATAATGTTAGAATAAAAATTAAAGATAATAAAACTAATCAGTCAGTATTGATTGATAAGTTCATAATAAACGAGTTTAGATGGGATTTAAGAAGCTCAAATGTAATAATTGAGGTATTATACTACTTTAACAAAAATCTCTTGTTTAAGAACGATTTTATCTTTAATGAAAAAACTGATGTTGATGTTAATAAATTGATTGATGAAGTAATAGAAAAACATTATGGGACGAATATTTAGACCGAAAAGATACTCTTATTATTTAGGGGAACAGAGACCGATACTTGGTATTGATACACAATTTGTGGATACGAACCCACCAAGTCCAACACCCACTCCTTCAATTACTCCAACGCAAACAATAACACCAACTCCGTCAATTACTCCTACTTTAACTCCAACAAATACACCAACACCTACTTTAACTCCAACACCTAGTGGTGTTGTATCATATTTTTATGAAGGAACAAGGTGTGATGATTTATTTAGTCCAACATTTATCTTAAGAAGTTCATTTGTTATTACGGGTAATACTGTATCGGTTGTTGGTGATGATACAAATTGCTATAATGTTGGTAGTCCAGTTGGAACACAACCACTTTGGGATTATGATGTTATTGCTGAGTTTGTTGATTGTCCTACTTGTGAGGCAACTTTATTTGACCCAGACGCAGCAGCATATTTAAGTGATGTATTGACTGCGGGAGGTAGTTTAGATGCTACAATTTCGGGGGCAACTAATACATTATTCAAGGACTTAAAATCAAATGGACTTTATAGTAAATTAGATATTCTTTACCTAATGTTAGGTGAAACAAGTAGTTCAATGGCATTAAACGCCATTAGAACAAATAGTAGTTTTGATATTACTTGGAATAATGTTGGTGATTTAACATTTGATTATTCGGGTATTACTAATACTGGAAGTGGATATGGAAATACAAACTATAACCCAAGTATAGAAAGTAGCCCAACAAATAGTTCAACGGGTTATTATCTTGTTGGTGGAAACATCGGTGGAGGAAATGGTGAAGTATTCCCAGTTGGTTCTTATGATGGAACTTACTTAAACACACAATATCAAAACAGCGGAGCACAAACTATAGGAATATACGGATATAATACTTCAAGAGTTGAAGCCTTAAGAACATTTGCTAGTTGGGATGGTTCTTATATTGGAACATTTGATAATACACCAACAAAATCAACATATAAAGACGCAAGTGGTGGTGATAGTCAAATTGTTAGTGGTTCAACTACGGGTAGTGCTGGATTACCAAATCAACCTTATTATGTAATGGTATTAAATGTAAATGGTAGTCCGTATTCGGGTCAATACTATAATGGTAGGGTTCAGTCGGTATTCTGTGGTGATTATTTAACCCCAAGTGAAGTAAATACGATTGATGGACTAATAAACACTTTCCACACCACATTAGGAAGAAATATTTATTAAAAGATGATAATACTAAACCAAAGTCAATTAAATGTAGCTACAGCGACTTGTTCCTTAAATAAGTCGTTAAGTAGTCCTACATATTTGTGGAGTGTTCAACATAAATTAACGAACCAAAGATGGAGATTTATACCCTATCAGTATCCAACAACTGTGTCGTATAACCCTCCGTATGATTTGTTTAGTATAAGAGTTGATAATTCAGTACCCGAAGTGTTTACGGCAATAACTGCGGACAACACAGTTAATTTACATTTAATACCTGGTGATTACTTTGTTAAGGTATACGAACAAGTATCAACCACAAACTTAAACCCAATGTCGGCATACGATGTGGTATATGAGACAACAGCCCGTTTAATAGGAACTGGTAATACTCAAAACGAGTTAGTTTCATATACAGCAAACACCGATGTATTTACAGTATATAAAGGATAATGATTAACATAGAAAAACTTAATTTCAATATGTCCACCTTAACAAGTTTTAAGGAGGTAATAACCCGTAATGAGATATTCATTAGATGGGGTGAAGATAATATGTTCGTAAATGAACTATATTTGTTAAACGACGCATCACCTATACAGAACGCATGTATTAGAAGCAAGGTTGATAATGCGGTAGGACAAGGGTACACAAATGATTATCAAATTAACCACAAACAAACTCTTAATGATGTAGCAAGACAAATCTACTTTGAGTTTTTAACTACGGGTAATGTATTTTTGGAGGCAATATGGAGAGAAGATAGAAGTGAGGGGTTAAGTGGTTTTTATGTTATTCCTTCAAGGTATATGAGATTACACAAACCAACTGAATTAGGTGGTGATGTAACAAAGTATTTGTATTGTAGAGATTGGGCTAATTGGAGAAAGAGTGGTATGGTTGAGTTTAGTGAGTTTGACCCAAAGAACTACACAGACAGACAGATAGTTCATATCAAGCAATATCAAAGTGGATATGACTACTATGGAGCCCCCGATTGGTTAAGTGTTATCAATGATGTTAAATTGAATCACGAGATTACAGTTCATAACCTTGCTAATATCCAAAACGGATTAAACCCTTCATTATGGGTTCACTTTAAGGTTCAAGCACCCGATAGTCAAAACGAACAAGAACAAATCTTAAGAGGTATTGAGGACAGATATATGGGAGCATCCAACACGGGTAGAGTTGTTGTATCTTATGGTGATGAAAGTGAGAAGCCAGAGATTACACAAATACAATCAAATGTGGAACAAGGATATTTCAGTTCCATCTTTGAGTTAGTCCAAAAACAGATAATGAGCGGACACAAAATTATTGATGGTTCTTTGATTGGACTACCTAATCCAGGTGGGTTTACAAGTTCAGCAGACCAGTTGGAAACATCATACAAACTATTTATGAATACAACTATTAAACCAGTCCAAAAGTTCATAAACAGAGAAATAGAACCCCTTATTAGTTTGATATATCCAAACGAGGAGATAACATTAGTAATAGAACCAAACCAAATATTATAATGAAAAATGTATTGTTAATAAGTGAAGAGGTGTTAAAGACATACACCGCCATTAACGAGAATGTCCAAAGTGATGAATTGCGTTTTTGTATTCTTCAAGCACAGAATATTTTTATTCAAGAATCATTAGGTACAAACCTTTTTAACAAGATGTTGGATATTGTTGGTGATGGAACAATATATAACCCATCTAATTCCAACTATAAAGATTTATTAGATGTTTATATTCAACCAGCACTTATAAGTTATTCTTACTACTTGGGACTTGATAATTTTGCGATGAAATGGATGAGTGTTGGATTGGTACAGAATAGAAGTGAACAAGGTGCTCCAACTGACTTTAAGATGTTCCAGTATATGAAGAACAACTCAAAGAACCAAGCGGAGTTTAATGATAATTTATTAAGAAGACATTTGATATTTAAGAGTGGATTATACCCCGAATACAATAACGGAAACTTAAATGATGGACAATTACCACCAGAGGTTAATCAACCCTTTAAGTCAGCAATAACTTTACCAAATGGTGCTTGGAGT